TTAACCACAGCCATCATTCCAATGCCTGCTGCTTGTTGAATGTTATTAACCATTAATTGGTTTTGTTGATTTCCGGTCCATTGCCCAACATTAGACAATGCATAGCTAATTGTTTGTTGTGCCATCATTGTTGCCATTGTAATTGATGCGGTTTTTAAAGCACTTTGTTTGGCTTGTGGATTGTTATTAATTAAATTAGGAGTATAATTACCTCCTTGATTAGTTATTGGGTTATTTTCTAAATTATTAGTTGTATTATTAGTAGCAACATTTCCTGCATCACCTTGAAAATTTACATAAATATTTACAGGCATATTAATCCCTCCTAGCTAATCTAAATATTATTTGTGCTGTACTAGGAGCGCCTAATGGTGTTTGCTTTGTAAGTGTAGATATTTCCATATAATGCTCATGCTCTACAAAACCATCATCATAGACAACTTCATAAATATTCATTTGCTTTGCTTCTGTAATTAATTTTTTATGAAGCACATTAGATTTTCTTAAATCAAAATCAATTGTTAAAGTCATTTGAATGCCTGTAGTGTAATTTTCAGCTAACGTATTATTTTGTGGTATAACAGTATTTCCATTGTGTGTAAAATTATCAACCACATTTGTTATACCTTCAAATAATGCACCATCAATTGTTATAGATACATCATCACTAAATATAGCTTCCTCATAAACAATAAAAGTCCCATCAATTGTTAATGTGGTAGTATGTACATTACCATCCTCATTAAACGTTGATAAGACTGTTGGTGTTGTGAAAAATTGTTTAATTTTATCATTATTGTATGTAAAGAATTTCTCATTTTCTTCAATAGAAAATTCCATTAAGTATTCAATTACTTCTTCAAAACGACTATTTTCTACATCAATAATTATTTGTACAGGGTAAGAAATACGCTTATTAATAATTGTTCCACTTAATGCCTTTATTGTAACTTCGACATCGACATAATCATTTGAATAAGAAAATTCATCATGGAATGCAAATGTTAAATCAGATTGATTTTCATTTGCTATGCCTTCAATTATATTTTTGATATGATTAACTAAATCATTTCTTTTAATCATGTGTAAATCACGCTCCCACCAACTGTACTAGCTACATTTCTTGCTATGCTCCTAATACAATTTTCTATAGTATTAAAATTCTTTCTTTCAAGTGGTCCTCTAGGATTCCTTTTTGAGCCATCTGGTTTATAACCCATTGCATAATGCGAATAATTAACACCCTCACTCATAACTAACAAATAACCTCTATTTGTTCTATATAGCTTAAAATTAGCAAACATATTACCACTAGAATATTTATGTCTACCGCCTGGTCTTGGCATTTGAGCTTTCAATTGATGAAATAACAAATTTGAAAAGCGCTCTGCTGCGATTTGTAATGAATCACCTTGCATAAGATTACCTCCTTATCAATTCAAGATAAGTTATTTTACGAGGTCTTAATGCTAGTTCTTTCATTTGACCATCATCGGCTGTTGTGAAGTTTTCTATTCTCCATTTAACTTTGTATTTGACATCATAAATCCAATCATCCCTAGAGAAGTCTAGCATTGCATTTGTTTTTATTGTTAAACGCTCTAAATCCTTTTTTGTTGTGCCTGCTGGAGTAGTTATCGTTTCAGTGTGAAAATCAACATAATCACACGCTCTAAACCTTGCTACAGGGTTTAATTCATGCGCTAGATATTTATCAATATCATCACGCTTTTTAAATAGCAAATATACATCTACCATTTCTCTATCATCATAAGTAATGTCAATCATAGTGAACGCCTCCCAAAATTTAAGAGACCACCCAATCTAAAACTATCTTTAGTGTTTGGTGACATTCCTATTTTGTCTAATTCAGTTCGAGGTATAATTGTTCCATTTGCCATATTATATCCAGCATCATTTGATATGTTTCCGTTTTTCAATACCCATTGTATTTGGTATAAAATCCCCTCTTTGAAGCATTCTTTTTGGTGAGCGGTAGTTAGATTACCATTCCACACATAAGGTGGCTTTTTACATTGTAATTTGCACCACTGCTCGATGCCGTAAATAAAACGAGGGGAAGGATTATCCCCTATATCATTTACGATTCTTGATGTCAATTCCACATCTAAATCGATACCTGAAAATTGAAGATAATCCTCTCTTGTTACTATAGTTTCGTATTCTCTACTAACCATAGACAACACCTCCTATTCGTTTATTAGTCAGTTACTTCACCTGACCCAGTTTCTTCATCTGACCCAGTTTCTACAACTGACTCAGAGCCTTTTCCTGCTTTAGTCACTGACTTTTGTGTTGAAGTTTGCTTTAGTGTAGTTGGTGTTTCTAAAGTAGTTACATTTTCTTCAGCAGAAGAGATTCCGTAATAACGAGGGAATTCTTTTAATGTAATTGTTAACTCCTTGTATGCATCACCAATAGCTACTTCTTGTGAATGCTTGAAGTATCCTTCAGCAAATACATCTACTGTGTATGAAGTGTTAGGTTGTACTGATACTGTAACCTCTCCATTCTCATCAGTAGTCTTCTTAATACCACCAACAAATACATCAGCACCAGCAACAGCTGTAGTACCATCGCTTGTAATTGTTAATGTTAATGATTGGTTGTTTGGAATTGTAGCATCTTGTGGTGCAACAATAGCAAATGGGAAGTAATTTTCTGGGTTGTTTGACTCAGTTTCAATTGAAATAGGGTTTGGAATTTCCCAACCAATGCGCATTGTTAACATAATAGCAATCATTCTTTGTTGAGCTAAATTATATTCAACAGGATTACCATTTGCATCAATTCTATTTGGGTCCTTGATTGTAGCTTGGTCAAATACTTCAACTTCCATTTCTTGGCGCACTGAATAATATACTTGCTTCCAATCACCAACGATTAACTTTGCAATGTTCTTATCCCATGCACCATTCTTTAAATATGTTTTTTGGATTGAATCAATTTCAGTTCCATTAATAGGTTGACCGCTTAGATCTAACATATTTCTAAATGCTGACTTTAAGCCTAAACCACCAACAATGCCAGTTGGCTCATAGTCAGAAATTTCAACCTTTTCCATAGCCTTATCAATTGCTTCATATAATGTGCCAGTTTGTGTTACTGAAGCACCTACAGCAATTGCAGAAGGTACTACACCCTCTCTAAATTGGCGAGGCTTGTTTCTACCTAAAATAACAGCTTCATCAAATAATTGACCGATTGCCTCAGCTGAACGATCTTTAATTAAAGTTTGAATATCAATCTTTGCATCAGCAATTGCTGTTTTAGAAATTGGCACTAATACATGCATTTCTTTTGCTACAATAGTCTTACCTTGTAAAGCTAATGTAGATAATCTTCTATGCTCGATGTCATAGTCTGTCCAGTAAGCAGTAGGTAATTCACTTAAAATATTAAGCTCCATAGTCTTACCAGTCATATCTTGTAATCTTGTAGCATTCTTCATTACGAATGAAGATTCAGTAGCCTTTTGAAAAATACCTGTTACATAATCAGGTGTAAATAATGTTTGTAATGTTGCGTTATCAATCATAACTTTTTTAATCTCCTTTTTCTCTCTTGTTATTTTTTATTATTTGTTTTGTCCTGTAATAGCAGCTCTAAAAGTATTGTTCCATGCGCTATTTGGACCAGTGTCAGTTGTGGATTTAGTTCCATTACCCATATCTGTAAATTGTGTTTGTTGTTGAGGATTTCCTTGTGAATTGCTTTCAAATTGTTCAGCATAATCCTCTTTGTACTTAGCAAGGTCTTTGTCAAAGTCTTTAGAATCCTTTAATTTTGCATCTACATCTTCTGCATACTTATCTAACAACTTATGCTCCTTGTACTTAGCTAATCTATTAGCTTTAGCTGATGCATCTTTTAAGGTTGCATTTTCATTGATAATCTTTTGATGATCTTCTGGTTTTACATAATCCTTAAATTTTTCTTCAGCCGTTGTAGTAGCTTGTGCCACTGCATTGTCCTTCTCAGTAGTAAAAGCATTTAAAATGTTTCTTACCATTGACTTTGAAGGGTCTTCAACACCACCTTCTTGTAGCATTGAAATTAATTGTTCTCTTGTCATATTCTTTTCCTCCTTTAGCGTGTTGTTGATTAGCGTGAGACCACCCTCACAAGATTTTTGAATATTTGCTTTTGTTTAGCGCCTTTAAGCTAGGACTATCGTTTTTCTTTAACGATGTAAAACGTTCATCAGGGTATAAAAAAAGACACCTATTCCTAGATGTCTTTAATTATTAAATTGATTTTGGGGTAAAATAAAAGCACCCTATTTTCTAGGATGCTAATTATTCATCTTCTAAACCACATGCAAGTTCAAACTCACCTGTAGTCATAGTTGCATATTCTTCCTCGGTAAAAGGTAGATTGTTATCAATTTTATATTTAATATTTTCTCTTACTACTTTACTTTTTATCAATTTAGAATACTCAATATTCATAAAACTACCTCCACTTTTCAAAAATAAAACCATGTTCCTTTGCGAGTTTTTTTAAACCATTTTCCATTTGTTTTAAATTATTAGTTTTTACATACTCATTATATACTCTTTCAGAAATAAAATCAACATCTTTGTAATAATATATCGAACCATTATTTGTAAAAACTAAATATTCAGCTTTTATGTTGAATCTTGATTTTCTATTGTAAGCTGCTTTTAAATCACCATAAGATGGTGGTGTATTGCCACGATGGTTATGAATAACTATATACTCACTTTTTCCTGTTAATAAATCAAAACCTTTACTTTCTATTGAAACCATATTAGGTTTTCCATTTGGATTATAATATGTAGAATTTAAATCTTTCTTATCAATTATACAAACACTTTCAAATTTTGTTGATTTACCATTATCAAAAATTAATGATGAACATCTAACTACTTCATTAGCAATGTTTTTATCTTCTATGTTTTTTTTTATACTATTTTTATAATTTTCACCTCTATAATCAAAGGTTATTTTTACCACTTCAGGAATGTTAGCAATGTAAATTTCCTTTTCACTCGTACCACCACTTGAAGGATTATTCAACTTCTTTATTTCATCTTTGATCCTAAAATCACTTATCATTCTACGATAAGCCTCACGATCATAATTACGTTGTAATACCCCTTTATTTGCCTTTAAAAGGCTTCTTTGTGTACTTTGCCAAGTTCTAACCTTGCGATTAGATAAAGCCACCTTACTTTGTAATAATAGCCTTTCTTGCTTTGATGCACTTTTGGGTAGTTTATCTAGTAGCTTTTGTTCAGTTTGTGCTCTGCCCTTCCAATGTCTTATTTGGCGCTCATTATAACGTTGTTTAGTAAGTGCCTCATACTTTTCAGGCTTATATTTGCCATTAGCATTTAAGTCATATTCCTTACGCTTATTATTAAGGTCATTGTTATCCTTAATTCCTAGGACCTCATCAATGCTAATGTATTGGAAATAATGTCTGCAATTTGGTCTAGTAGTTAAATAAACAGGTCCATCCATAACCTCTTGCACTGTCATTATTTTATTTGCTTTTATATATTGGTCTATTTCTTCAATTCTATTTTTAGGTGCTATACTTTGCCAATCCTCATCAACATATATCTTGCCTTGATAATCAGCATGGTCTGGCGCACAATCACCATAGAATGAAGTTATATAAAAAATATTTCCTGCAGCATAACCATCTTTAACCATATTTTTTGCTACATCATTTTGAATATCAGTGCGGAGCTTCATCTCCATGTAATTTTCCCATTTTACATTTCGACCATTTTTGTAATTAACTATTCCATAATCTTGTGTTGAGAGCATTTTATCTCTTATGGTGTTATAGAGATTAGTTGATACATTATCTTTTTTTATTTCAGCAACAACCTTAATGCTAGCTACGTTTTGCACATAATTTGAAATAATCATCTTGTTTAGGTTATTCATTTCACGATTAACCTCATTGATTATTTGTTTAGATTGTTGTGTTGTTAGATTAAGCTCCTTTGTGCCTTGTTTAGTGGCTTGTAAAACGGCTTTTTTCTCTTCCATTGCCTTTTTATCAACTTGTATTTTAAAAGCGTTTAAATTAGCCATTTGTGTTTTATACCACTTTGCAGGACTTTGTGATGCTCCAACAAGCATTCTAGTAAATGTTAAATCTAGCAGCTTGTTTTTTGATTCTTCTAACCTATCAGCAAGGATTTTAGTAATGTTATCGCCCTTATCTTTATTATCGATATGATTTGCCATTAATTACTATCCTTTTGGTTTTCATCCTCTTGCTGTTGTTCATCTTGGTTAGTTTCTTCTGTTGTTTCATCTTCATAATTAGCAAATGGATCTAATGTTGATGTGTTCATTTTTTCTTCAATGTAGGCAATCAATTCATCTTTTCCATCTACATTTTCACCATATACTAAACCAACAAATATTGCAGGTGTCATTGCACCACTTTGTAATGCTGGTAAGTAAATATTAATAAGCATTGCATTTTCTTGTAAGAATTTTAAAGCTGTATCATAATCTTCATCATAATATCTAGCTCTATATTCAGCCATTGATAATGTTCCAGCTTGTACTTCGGCTAAGTCTTGCTTTTTCTTTGAATCAGTATCTTCCATGATATTATCATCATAAACGATTTGAATGTCATCCTCTTCATAACTTAAATCTGGATTATTTGTAAATGTATTGTTTACAAACTTAATAGCCATAAGCATATCAGTAAATTTAGCTGTTGCAAAGTTTTCTTGCTTTATGACATTACGATATAATTCAGTTTGCTTTGCTATAATTGCTGTAGCCGTTTGCAATGGTCTACCACCTACACCTTGTAATTCAAAGCGGTTATCGCCTAAACCACACTTTTTAGCAGCATAATTCATAAAGAATTCAATACCACGAATATGAGCATCAACTCTTAACTCACCATTAAACTCTTGGATAAGTGTGTTAGGGTCAGTCCCCTGTGGTATATAAAACTCTTCATCATCAAGTGTAATAGCATCTTGTTGTCCTTGATCATTGATATAAACTAGGTCAGATGATATATAACGCTTTTTAGAGCCATTTTTAAACTCTTTAAAGAACGAATCAAAAGCCATATCAACACATTTGAATATATCAATTGAGTCAGCATAAACAGATGTACCTAACGGATTTTCTAAATCCCTGTTATCTTTGATGTTTGGATGCCACACTTGGAATAGTGGTTTATCACTTGTTGTTGTTAAAATCTTAGCTTGACTAAAATCAAAATTATAAGAATTAGTGTTTTTCTTACCTTTAACTTCAGCAACTATATAATAACCATTATCACCAATAACGTGAATTTGTAAAGTACAATAGTTAGTTGAATATTTTACAAAAGCACATTCAGTACATTCACCATCATCAATGGTTATTGGTATAACTCTATCAGCTGGTATGTTAGTTATTTTAATTTTAACATTGTCGCTTTTTTTGATAACACCATTAGCATCATAAAGAATCGATGAAGGCATTACTACAATTGCACCAATTCCTAAAGCGTTAAACATTTCAGCAAAGGTATTAAAGTTAGCAAATACCTTATTTTGCTTTAAGACTTTTTGGATAAAATCATTATCACTATCTTTTAGCACTGACAATTTAGTATTTTCATTTGCATAATTAGAAGCCCAGTCCTCAGCTATTAGTTTTGCAATACCACTGGATTTGCGATTGACATATTTAACATTACCATCTTTTGAAGTTTGGACCACATGCCATGGTGTTTTGCCCTTGTACCAGTCAATCCAATCTTTAAGTGCTGGATGCTTGCCTTGTATATCAAAGTCTTGTCTACCAGTTATTTTGCTTACAAATTCTTTTATTTGACTTGTTAACATTTATTTTCGTACCTCCAATTGTATCATCATATTTCTCATGTATGGCTCTAATGTGTACTCACTAGCATCCATAGTATCAATATCTGTTGTACCATCATCGAGCCTTTCGTTCTCATGACCTTTTTGAGAATTATATACAGCTGTTCTATATGCCTCTATACAGGTTGTAGCTGTAAACATAAAAAAAAGCCTCTTGGTTGAAAGAAGCATTAATTGAAATTCAATTCTATCATTTATTGGTTTCTTGTGTGCATTTTTAACAATCACACCTAATTTTTTATGCAGCACTCTATTTTTAAGCCCATTAATAAGCGTTTGCTCTGCACTATCACAATAACACTCAAAAGCCATAAAACCATATTTCTTTTGAATCATAACAACAAACTTTTCAAATTCATCGGCTAATTGATCCGGTGTTATACCTGTAGCATTAACTCTTTTAGATTCTAAATGCACTGCATATTGCATTTGTGGTCCAATTCCTGTAGCAACAAATGTATGAGCTGAGCCATTTCCA